TCATTTCACATCAGCATCCTTTTTCATAATTTTTGTGTGGTCAAACAATCCACTTGCTGACAGTCCAATAATGATTCCTTGAAATATATTTGTTTTGATATCTTGAGACAAAAATAAAACGCCTAGCGTAATGCCAAGCGTTAAATTTAATAACGGAACATATTTTGTTTGCATCCCAACTGTTTTTGCAATTTGTGATAATCCTACAACAACACCAATCATTACCGTAATTTCAATCACTACATACCACCTCCTTTCAATAAGAAGGTCAGAGCTGCTCCAATAAGCCCACCAACAATAAGGCGTAAGATCCAAGTTGTATTAGCGCTAATCTTATCTAATTGCTTATTGATATTGATAATGTCTTTCTCGTTACCTGTTGTCCGCATTTCTAAACTTTTAATCTCTAAGCGAATGTCCTTAATATCTTGCTTTATTTCTTGAACATCACTTCTTACTTCTTGTAATCCTTCCACGTTGCTCACCCCTTTTTAGACAATAAAAAAAGACCAGCTTATGGCTGCTCTGGTTTCTTATCAATTAATTGTTGAAGTAGCAATTCTTCTAGACGTGCAATTCTGTCCTCTTGTATTGCTAACTGATTGGCTTGTTCTTTCACAATTTCCTCTAAAGCCAAATGTTTCTTGTAAATTTCCTGAGTGCCTGCAATACCGATAGTCATTAAAGGATACGTAGAAACAGTTTTTCTGTCTTCAGTTGCTAAGCATTCTGGCATTTCCTCTGCAATGAATCCATACTCTAAAGGAACGTCTTTAATTGTAGGCATCGGCTCTTGGTATTCGCCTGCTACAATCTTTTCACGTTTTTCATAGAGTTTTTGCATTTCAGACTTACGATAGTACTGCTTAGGCTGTAGTTGCATTAACGTCTCTAAAGCATCTACTTTAATTTCTTTAATAGCTGTCTTTACCTGTCTAGTAGATTCCCACATATTTTGTGTCAAGTACACCTTATCTACGTGAATGTTACTTAAGCTAGTTCCAGTACCGTTCTTAACCTCCATACCATACTTGGTGTAATCAGGGTGTTGTGGAATACGTAAAGTAACCAGGTGTCCCATTCTAAAGTCTACATCAGCCTGAGTGTTACCCCCAGAGCGTTTATCGTTAATGTGTAACGTTCTTATCCTCCATTCGTCAGCGCCTGTACTGCTAGAACTATTTAGGAACCAACTACCATTGTAAGCATGTAAAGACATGCTAGTGCCAGAGATAATTTGAATATCATTAAGAGATTTACCACCCCTAGTAGTGTTCATACGGATATGACCTTTAGCATCTAGGTCAATGTCGCTATCTTCTGAGCGCATTTCAATGCTACCCATGTATCCCATTTTTATAGACGATTTCATGTTTATAGATCCGTCTGAATTACGGCTTCTAGCCATACCGATACGACAATTTGATAAATCGTAGTTATTCCATTTTGGCGTTTGTTGCTCCAGGAATAAGGAACCATTAACCTCTAATCTGTTAGCGTTGTCGTAGTTGTTTCCAAGCACTAGAGCTGTACGGACTGTATTATCTGGTAAGTTAGGCATAAAACCTAAATATCCTCGTGTGATTGGTCCCGTGTTACCTACATTGGATTTAAGAGAAATATTTTGCTGATTCATGTCAACAAAATAGCCTGTAGAGTTTGTACTAGTTGAGATAGTTACACCTGCTAGTCTACCAGATTCTATAGACTTGGCGGTTACAGCTCCGTCCAGGTTAATCTTATTGGCCTGGATCAATACAGATTGAGCTGTTTGGTTGATTGTGGAAGCGACCTCATTGTTTTTAACTCTTTGAGTAATCTCTCCTGCCATCAAAGCAATAGAGCTTGTGTGAGAATCTACAATGGCCTTACTTCCAAATTGACCGTTTGCTTCTTTTTTTGTGTAAACATCCGTTTTCTCTGCCTTTAAATCTATACGGTTAGATTGCTGATTTATGCTTGTTTCAAGAGTTGATACCTTAGAGTTAAAATCTGTGGTAGCTACTTTCTTAGCAACCTCTCCTACAAGTTGGTCATAGTTAGCATAGTCTTTTGGGTTTTCCATGAAAGTTGAAGGAGTAGAACCTTGTTGTAATAATGGTTGTGCAGCGTAAAGTACACCATTCCTTCTTATCCATATATCAGCTCTTAATGCCGTTACAGGTGTAGCAGGAGCTGTTATTTTAGCGGATAATCTAACCCATGTATTATTTACTAGCTTAGGCAATAATTCAGTTTGTAAAGATGTAGATCCGGTAGAACCATTGAAGAACTGAAGTTTGATAACTCCACCTTCTGTTTCTAAAAGTGCTTTGTTAGTGACATAGAACCATGCAGAGAATACATAATCTCCACTACCTGCAGTTACAGGTAATGTTTGAGATACACCGACGAATTGGCTTCCTGTATATCCAGAACTAGACATTTTCACTGAATTATAACCTTCATGAGTTACTGAAGAATCGGCGGCAACTGTTTTATTTGTTCCGACTCCTTGTAAAGTCCATTTCGTTGTACTTGGCGTTCTATTTGTCACAATACCGGAAATAGGATGGATAACTCTATCTTCAAAAGCAGAGTTCATAATTATGTTATTATTTCCTAAAGCTCCAACATAATCTTGCATTTCTGTTGTTTTAACTCTTAAATCAATTTGATTGCTTAACTGTGTAATCTGTGAGCCCTGCTGTGTAATCTGTGTCCCTTGGTTTGTTTGTGTAGTCGTAAGAGTGTTAACTTTCGAGATAGTGCCGTCAAGGGACTGCTGTAGATTATTAGATTTAGTTTCTAATGATCCCGTGCGATTTGACACGCTTGTAATGTTTGAAGAAAGACTGTCTACGTCCTGTTTTAAAGTGTTCTGCGTTCTCATAGTCTCAATACTGTTAGGACCCCAAGGAGACTTAATAGAGCCTGCTTCAAGTTTTAGCTTAGCTAGCCATATATTTTTAGTGTTAGCTTCTGCTACTCGTGGGAATCTGAAGCGGATAAACCAACCCTTTGTGTTTGGTTTTAAAGTGAAAGTATGGCTCTCACGTGACCAACTGAGCTGAGCATATGTTTTAGCTTCTGCTTCACTCCAAGAAGTACCGTCATGTTGAAATATGATCGTTTGCATTCCCGTCAAGTCCTGCTTTTGGTCAAACGATAGAGTCAAAGTCTCCCTCGCACTAAAACCGTGCATTAGATTCACATTTGTAGCTCCTATTTGGTAAAAAGCATCCGAGTAGCTAGAACATGTAAATTGGATATGATCCATGTTAGTTGCGTTTCTTGTACAACCGTTAAACGTGTAAGCAGAATCATCATGTAATACAGCAATTTCGCCTTTTTCTCCTGAAGACTTATACAGGAAGTTCTCCCCACCGCCTTGTACTGCTTTTGTGATAGTTAGCATGTTAGTATCAACTGTTTGGATAATTTCGTTTGTTTTAACAACTAGCGCTGAAATGTCTTCAGGTGCAGTCCTCCAAGCGTAGAGCTTTGTCCCTATAGTCAATTGAGGTTGACTTTGTTGAAACCATGCAGTCCCGCCTGTATTCTCATTGACTTCAAACCTCATATAACTCTCAGGTGCAGCCCCGCTAACCGTTAGCATATCAGCCGTTACAGTAGTTTCTACATCGTATCTAGCCCATGTATTACTTACGTTGAATGATTTAGCGTTGTTACGTCCTCGGAAGAAGTATGATACGACTTTCGTTTGTCCTGCGGGTAATCCCTTAATACGCATATAAATGCTTACGTTAAGAATGTCCCCTACTTTAACAACTCCCCTGTCAGCTAGGTCTTTAAAGTTATAGCACAAGCTTGACCAACTAGACTGCGTTTCCGCTACTGCGTTGTCTTGGAAAGTATCTGCTGAGATTCTAGCCCCTGCACCTTTCAGAAGCCAACGCTTCAAAGGGTCATACGTTGTAGAATAGCCTTTGAAACTACCTGCGTCCATGAACAAGTTAGTTACATCATCGTTAATAGCTGAAACAGTTGACTCAATAGAAGAAATCTTTTGTTTATTAGCGTCCACCGTTTGAGTAATCTCATTAGTTTTTGAAGTGAATACATCAAGTGTCGGACTCGGTGGAGCATATGCAACTACCCCGTTCCCTTCAGTAACCATTATCTCTGTGAACTCTACACCCTTGCTACGTGTAGTAGCAGACTTACCTGCATAGAGAAGAATCCCTACAGTTGAAGCATTAGTTTTCTTGAAAGTGTGAGTGATGAAGCCGTCTTTAATTTCAATGTGTTGCTGTGAGCCGTTAGGGTAAGGATAAACTGAAATGTGTGTGTCTGTGCCTGCTGTGAATTTAACTCGGGCTGAAACTGTGTAGGTACGATTCAACTGCATATTAACAGGTAGATTTGCATAATTAAAATTGTCTGCGTCTGTCCCTGTATTCTTTGGATGTACAACCCATCTAGCAGAATCCACTTTAAGCAAGTTGTCCGAGCCTGTACGTCTATTCTCTACAGCAGTTACACGTGAGATAGTACTGTCAATCGTTTGTACAATCTCGTTTGTTTTCTTGACAATATCCCCGCTTGGCGCTTGCCAATCTTCTGTAATTTGATTCCCTTCAACTAATTGGAAGTATCTAACGTAAGCGAAAGCATTCGAATTAATAATCTCCTGTGAATACATGAAGGGAGTAAACAGCGTGTTTTCTGCGCCTGCTAGTGTTTTAAATTTGTAGCTGACACGTGTCCAAGTATTAGCAAGGATTTTCTTAGAAGCAGGCTCTAAAATAGCCCTCTGTACGGCTGTATGAGGGTTTTCTCCAATAGTTGACCAAAAGTGCAGGGGATTCCCTGAACCATCAGAAATGACGTTATCTACAGGTATTTTAATCAATGCAGAGTATACATATTCTGTATCAGGTTTAAGTATAACGGGAATGCTTGCACGGATAGAACCTTTGATTTTCATAGCATTAAAGCCGTCTTCTGTTACAACTTCCATAGTTGAGTTAGCAGGCGTGTTTGCCATCCAACCCCCTGTATTAGAAAACATACCTGAGTTTGGGATTAAGTTGTCACGTCCGTACTTAGTGTTCTTCATAGTAGTCTCTACTGCAGTAAGTTTCTGAGCGTTCTGATCCACAGTGTTTATAATCTCGTTCGTTTTCTGTGTAAATTGCTGTGTAGTCGTCAACTCTTCAGGTGATAGCTTCCAAGCCGTCGCTTGGTTTCCTTCCTCAATTTGTCCATTATGAAGGCGAATGCTACCAGTTAAGTCCCTTGCTCCCATCGTTACATTAATAGCCTTAATCTCTTTATCGTTTACTTTCACGGTGTTTACAAATCGTTGGCTTACGTAGTCCTTATTTAGCTCAATCTTATTGTCAATTCTACCGTTAAGGTACTGAGTAGCTGTTCCGTCCACAAATTGAACGCTTATTTCCATTCCAAGCCAAGGGTTATTCCCTTTAGCTGTAATCTTACCTGTTAAATACATTGAGATAGTAAGTTCTTTACCCCGTATGTTGTATTTAGGGAATGGAGGGGGAGTAGATTTAAAGCCGTTGTAGTTGCCTGTAGCAGAAGGGTTATTGAATATCTCTTCAGTTCCTTGAATCATATTGACAGAGCCAATACTCATACCGTCAAAGCGTCCTGTCAGTTCCTCAATCTTCTGTACTGATCCGTTAGCCGTTTGCTCAATCGTATTCGTTTTAGTCTTCAGGTTTGTAATATCCCCAGTAGCAGTATTAATCTTGCCCTCTGCTATTCCTATACGAGTAGTAAGCCCTGTAGCTGTTTGCTCAACCGTAGTAACACGGTTAGTAACGCCTGTCAAGTTACTGTTAGTAGTGTCGAGACTTGACTGCTCCGCTTTAGATTTGATAGCTGTAGCGTTACGAGTAATATCTGTATTCATATCAGTGAATTTCTGTACGTTACCTGCTTTGTCCGTCTCATACGTCTGCTTCCCTACAACGTTACTATCAATGTAGTTCTTATCATAAACGCCTGACTGGTCAGCTTTCCCTGTTAATTGTTGGTCAATCCAGGTTTGATCCACTTTCTTATTAACGTTAGTTGTTAAATCTGTAATACGTTGCTTCTCGGTGTTAATGTTACCCTGTATCTCAGACTTAGCAGAGGTTAAAGCGTTCTGACCTGTTATAATATCCTGCTTCGCTTTTGTAATGTCATTCTGAGCCTGTGTAAGAGCCGTGTTAAGCGGTTTAGTGTCAGGGGAAATAATTAACCATGCCCCGCCCTTCCAAAGCTTCAGAACCTTATTAGCAGGGTCGCTATTATCACTCCAAAGCGTTTTCCCGTCCTTTAGGTTAGCTGTAGGCGGTATAGCACTTTCTATAATATCCACAAGATTTTGCGCCATGTAATCTTGAGTTGCTTCTGCTAAGTCTTTAGCTATTTTACTTTCCTGTTGAGCTTGCTTTGACTTGTTGATAGCATCTTGAATGTCTACACCTTGATTTTTTACTGTATCCTTTAAAGCATCAAACCACCCTTGTGGTACTTTATCTTGTAAAGATGCTAAAATTTTTTGGTACATTCTGCGTAACTCTTCATTCGAATCAATAATTTCACGATAATCACCAAACACATATTTATCTTGTATAGGGTCTTTAAAAGATTCATCACCAGCAATAGCACGTGCTTCAAGGTACAACTTAGGTGTGAAACCTTTATCTATGATCCGGATTGTATCGCCTTCATTAATTAATTCGTGTGCTAATCCAAATACTTGCCCTATACTTTGTGCTTGAACTTCGTAAGAAACAGATGTATTTACACGTTTTTCTATTTCTGTTTTCATAAGAGTTTTAAGTCGTTGCGGAGTCATATCTTGATTTTCTGTCTCTGGGCTATAGAAACCGAATTTATGTTGCCCTTTTTCATTCCATCGTTGAAATGCACCGTCATCCACAAGGTAAGGTATGCCGTTATTTATTTCTGCAATAGTAATAAATTCTCCGCCTTCTTTTTTAACGAAACCTAATAAGGCTGTACATATGTTTTGGGAGTTCTCAATACGCTTAATGCCCATTAAATCTTTACCAAGAGTTACTTCTTTCCTTGTATCTCTTCCTCGCTTCTTCACCATATCTACATAACGACCAACTATTTGAGATCCTACAACTTCAGCGCGATATTGAATTTCTAATTCAAATGAAGAAGCAATCTGTTTGAGAAAGGTCAGTGGATCAGTAAATTCATCAATAGTCATAGAATGCGATCCATTATGCTCCATTTTACCTATTTTCCACTTGGTACCTGCAAGAGCTATTCCCATACATTCATTCAACGTTTTACCTTCAATTTTTTGTGGATTAATAATCCCTGCTTTAGCAAGCTGAATCCATTCACCAGATGCATAAGCAACCACTGATCTATCTTTAGAATCTTTTTCCGCTTCAGTAATTACATATGGGACAATTCGACCATCACGTACTTCTTTTAATACTAAATTTTGTTGTAAAAGTGTTGCTGCATGTTCTGTATTATCAAACACCCTAAACTCTAATGTATCTATATTATTCTTGATTTCCCAATGGCGTTTATCATCCCAATAATCTTTTGGTTGTATAGCTGAAACGATTTGACTAGTTTTAAAATCAACGATATGTAAGATCCCACTTGGTGTTCTCATCTAAATCGCTCCCTATAACTTAATTTTGCTATTCCTATATTTACTGGACGTACTATAATTTCATTCGACCCTCTTTTTACAATAGGAAATGAACTGAATATGTCTTTCAATCCAATCACATTTTTTCCGTTAATTGTTACTAATGATCTTTCTGTATCTATTTGTATTTTGTCTCCTATATCAAAAATATAAGGAGTCTCATCTATGGTTAAAGTGTTTATCTTCCAAAACTTAACATCTTCAATGAATGCAATATCAGCTGGTGGATTAGAACCATAAACAATACATCCTACAGCTATCTTTGCTACTGGCCTAGCTGTCATAGAATTACTGTCAGACTCATCTCTCCATGTACGGACAAAACTAGCATCATCTATCTCAGTATTCTTTCGATATTTAGCAAAATAGAAACTCCATTCTTTGCCCCTGCGAGCTACTGCAACATGTCCTCTAAAGTCGTTAAATGTATCAGAGTACATTCCCATCTCGTCAGAAATCCATTTTCTAGAACCTCCTGAATCAATAATTGCTTGTGCTGTTGTCATTTCATGACTCATATACTCATCAGCCATGGCTAGTTCAACTATCACATTATCGTTAGCATCTAAAAGCATAACCACAGTTTTCCCCATTCTGTTCCAGTGTTCAGACTGAAAAGTCATTTGCACATCAAGTCTAAAATCTTGGATAACGCCACCTGTATTAGGAATAGTTCTCTTCATAAAAGGACCATGCCACTCAGTATCCGTTCCCGTTCCATATGAGTCAGGTGTAAAAGCGTATCCTTGCCAAACCTTCATAGCCCCTGAACTTTTGTAAATCCCTATTTGACCGGTTACAGCATTCCAGGTAGTTAAACTCTTCATTTCGTCCCATATGAGACGCTCATTTTGTTTCACAACACGAGTTTTAACACCTGTGGGATAACCTAATCTAAAGTATTCGTCACCATTCCAGACATCAAGAAAAGGGCTCTGTGCTCCCACAGTTATATCAATAACGGGATTAGACTCTACAGAGCCATTGTTACGTAATGAAGCTTTTAAGTCTCCCTTCTCAATAGCCAATATTTTCTCTTGTACAGCTCCCAACTTATAAGGCATTGGACAAATAAATTTAAGTGTTCCTGTACCCAGGGCTACAAATTCATCTGGATCAAAGCTATCATCTACAATTGCTAAATATGTTCTATTTGGTTCTATATCAAAAATAAGTTCTGCTGGTTGATCTGTTATTAACCACCCTGCAATTTCCTCTTTCAGCGTTTCTAAATCAGATCCATCAGAAACTATAATTCCCACAGGAATAGAAAGAACCCGAATTTCAGTTTGTGTGTTTAATAGCCTTGCACCAGGATACCCCGGAATACTTAATAAATTCCTTTTCACTGGCGCCCAAGTAGGTCTTTTCAAACCTTTTGCAATTTGAACAAATTCTTTACGCTCGTTGTTAAATGTAAAAGAGCTCATTTTGACACCCCATTTCTCTACAAAATAAAAGAAACTCCAACCTAAAAGGCTGAGTTTCTTTGTTCTTCTCTTTCTTGGTATTCTTTTGTATATCGATAAGTACCGCGCGCTAAGTCTCTACCATCTAAAATAACTGGTACTTCAATTACCAAATCGCCACCTTGTGCTGAATTTAATTCATTACCACCAGCTTGCCCTGATGAATAATTGAATACTTGATTTGCGATATTACCAGCCATGGCTTGTCTACTATTTGACATACTTCCATACACACCACTCATAACAGACTTTAATCCTGCTAATTGACTCATAGAACTAGCCATCATGCGACTCATATCACCCATTAATTGATTCATAGTCCCAGTAATACCGAGCGATTTTTCTTTTGATGATAAAGGAGTAACTGTGATTGAATTACCTTTCTTGGTAAATAACTCTGGACCAGCTTCACCTGTGATAAATGAACCATCACCTACAGGCTTCCCACCTTTAGCAAGCATTGGTACATGTGGAATAGTTGGAGCGCTTACTCCTGGTATATTATTTAATAATTCTGCTGGTGTATTAAAGCCATCTATGAACTTATTAATAATACGTATGATTCCGTTGATAGCTGTACGAATACCACTCTTAATTCCATCCCACACGCCTAATACTGCTGACTTCATTCCATTAAACGCCCCACTAACAGCACTTGTTACCCAACGAACAGGAGTCATAATGGCATCTTTTAATCCATTCCACACTGAAGATGCTGTAGATTTAATACCATTCCAGATACTTGAAAGTGTAGACTTAATGCCATTCCAAACACTACTACTTGCACTACTAATCATATTCCAAACAGTTGAAATAGCTGATTTAATACTATTAAAAATTGAACTTGCTATGGAAACAATTGAGTTCCATAAGCTAGAAAGATAGCTTTTAATCGCATTCCAGACCGCACTTGTAGTGGAACTAATAGTATTCCAGACATTCACAATCCAGTTTTTTATTGCATCAAAAATTGGTGTTACAATAGCTACTAATCCATTCCAACATGCTTGTAAGAAATTCTTAACTGCATTCCACACAGCCATCGTCGCTGAACTGATTGTATCCCACACACTAACAATCCAGGATTTGATTTTTTCAAAGATTGGCGTTACAAATGACACAAGTCCATTCCAACAAGAAACTAAGAAATTCTTAATCGTTTCCCACACTAGGCTTGTAGTAGAACTAATTTTATTCCAACATTCAGAAATGAAATTCTTAATACTTTCAAATAGTGGAGTAGCAAAGTATAAAATAGCCGTCCAAATCGCTTGTAAGTATTGAGTAATGAAATTCCATACAGCTTGGATCACTGTAGAAATACCATTCCAAATCATAGAGAAGAAATCAGCAATCCCTTGTAAAACAGGAGTTATAAAAGCTACCAATCCATTCCAAGTCTCTTGAAAGAATGTAGAAATAGATGTCCATATTTCTGTAAAGAACGTCGCTATCCCCTGCAAAACTGAAGTTAAATATTCAACTATTCCATTCCAGATTTCCATACAGAAATTAAAAATGGATGTCCAAACACCAACGTATGCTTCTAAAATAGTGGTTCCCCACGTTACAACAAACTCTACTATGCCATTCCATATACCTATTAAAAATTCCTTAATTGAGTTCCAAACTGCTGTTGTAGATTCACTAATGCTATTCCACGCTTCACTTGCCCATTGCACAATCCCGTCCCATATTCCTACTAAGAATTCTCCAATTGCATTCCAGGCATCAATGGTCCATTGCTTTATGGAATCCCAATTTTGATAAATCGCAATACCTAAAGCAACAACCGCTGCAATAATTATTGCGAACAACGCTATCCATCCCATCATTGCAGCCCCTACACCCGATATAACAACAACTATTGGTGCTAAAGCCATAAATGCTCCTGCAATTACACCAATAGCTATTGCAATAGCTGCCAAAGTAGCCGCTAGCTTTGGATTATTAGAAATCCAATCGGCTATTTTAGCAACGACATCAGCTATAACTCCAAGAACAGGTTTGAGAGCCGTTTGTAAATCTTGCATTGCCTTTTGGAATTTCACTGCTGGACTTGCATCTATTTTAGAAGTAGCACCATGTAAATCCTCTACTCCTTTTTTTAAATCAACTTGTTTACCTTCTGCTTTCAAGATGGTGTCTATGATTTTTTTCCCCTGGTCTTCCCAAAGAGTACCGAACATCTTCGTGCCAAGTGCATTTCTGTCTGTTGCATTTTCAACACCAGCTAAGGCCTTGGTTGCTTCAAGCATAGCTTTTTGTCCATTTTCACCGCCACCAGCAATTGCCTGACCCCATTTTGCAAACTGATCTGCCGAAATCTTTGTTTTATCTAAAACCTCTTGCATAGACTTATCTACACCGGCCCCAAACTCAGCCATTTTGATACGTCCTTCTTTAACACCCGATATGTTCAACAGGACTCGCAACATCCTGCCAGTTCTCTTATGAACTTCTGTATATCACTATACAGACCAGACTATATCATCATCTTTTATATAAGATGCTCCCCATTTCGGATGTCATTAACTTACACCCTACGCTTTTCAGCTAGTCGTTGCACGTTCCTTTGTTAAAGGCTTCGCTCAGTATTGTCTCATTTGAGAGTTTCACTGAATTAAAGGAGTTTTCTATGAATGTCACCACTCATAGGGACAATTTTTCATCCAAAAGATTATCGATATTCCAACTTTTAGTGTCGACTCCTGCAGACAGAATTCCTTGGACTTCTTTCGCTGAAAATCCAGCTTGAACCATCTGATCCCCATATTCAGCGATAATATCCAATTGTTCTGGTGGAAATCCTGTTTTTAATAATGTATTAACTAATCCCAATGCTTCCTCGTTAGTAATACCTAACGTTGCACCAATCTCATTGGTTTCTTGTATAAGTTCATTAAAATCAATTCCAGCGTAAGATGCTGCAATAGTCGCTGCCCCTTTAACCACAGCGGCATTTGTTTCATCAGAAGCATCCTTATTTAATGCCCATTGTCTGCGAACACCTTCTAATGCTTCTTCAGCGTCGATACCATAAGTACTAACACCCCTAATAGCTTCTTCCACTGATTTTTTCGAAGACTCTGGAACATCAAATGTGATATCAATTTTTGTTTGTAGACTTGACATATCCATTGCTTTTTCAATAGCGGTTGCAATACCGCCACCAGCTGCCATTCCACCTATAACATTTTCTAATCCTATTTTTAATCCTTCAAACTTTTTCTCTGTTTTGCCAGCTTCCTGTTGTAAGTCTCTTAGTTCGTTTCGTACTTGTTGAATCGAGTTACCAGCATCTACAGATCGAAGCGCACGTTGTAACTTTTCAATATCAGCTTCTGTTCCTAATGCTTCTCGTCCGATAATTCCAATTGCTTGATCTAACTGCTTACTGGTAGCCGTTCCACTTCGAATTGCATTCACAAGACGATTTCCTAATGCTCCCGCAAAATCATCAACACTTTTTCCAGTAGCGCTAAACAATGTTTCTAACTGTCTTGTTGAACTTGCTACACTATCTTGCTCAGCCTTCATGTTTCCAAGCTTATTCTTCAGACCATTAAGCGATCCTTCTGTAAATTCAATTTCACGCCTAAATGCGCGATATTGCTCTTCGGAAATTTTTCCGTTTTGGAATTGTGCTTGGACTTGTTGTTCCGCTGCCTTCAATTTATCTAACTTTTGTGTGGTGTTTTCAATTTGCTGAGTCAGTAACTGTTGCTTTTGAGCTAAAGCTTCAATATTACCTGGATCAAATTTTAATAATCGTTCAACATCTTTAAGCTCTTTGGTTAAATCATTACTTCGCTTATCAACATCTTTTAACGCATTCTGAAGTCCGGTAGTTTCACCACCAATTTCAATCGTAATCCCTTTAATTCTTCCTCCTGCCATCATCTCACCCCTTTCCTAGAACGAATCGAAGTCTTTTTGATTTGCTTTACGAGTTTTTTCTTTGTCTGGATTCTCCATTTCAGCAAATTCAGCAATGTAATCAAAGCAATCACCTATTGTCATTACTTCTAAATCCCAACTCGTTAATTTCGATTTATAACAAAGAGCAAGGAACAAATCAGTCGTGAATTCTTCATCACTGAAAGTCCCTTGCTCTTCATTACTTTTCTTTAGTTTTTTTTTGCTCCCATTGTACTTTGAATCATATCGTTAATCTCTGGAATGATTTCATAAATAGGGAACTCTTCAAATCCGTCTAACCATGTAATTGGATCCGGAAGATTCGGATCAGCGGTTTTAGCATATAACCAAACTAAATCATAAATAACTTCAAAATCTATTTTCTTTAAATCTACATTAGAGAGGTCAATAGAAGGCTGGGAACCATCTTGTGGTGTAAATGTACCAATGGCTCCTAAAGCCATCATATCCGCAAACAAATCACGTCTAAATTGCGCTTTATAACGCTTAACAGTTGCTGCTGTACTTTTCAGTCGAACTTGCTTACCATCTATTACAATTGTTTTTTCCATCTCATTATACTCCTTTTGGTGCTGTTGGTGTTTTCACATAGACCTTTTTGTACCAATTATCATGGATTGCTGGTGTAGTTTTAGAAGTTGTCTTTGTCTTAACCATCGGTCTACCACCAGTTGCTAGAATAATTGGGCTCGCGACGAATTTAAGCTCGTTTGTATTCGGTTCAGCTGAATTCGTTTTTGATTTCGATGAAATATTAGGACGACTTGCTGAACAGTTATACATGACATGACGAGTTGCTTTCACATCACCATCAAACTCAAATAACAGCGCGAATGGTTTACCTTTTGCATCGGCCAACTCATTTAATACACCATCTGTCTCATCTAATTGTTCACCTAACGCATCAATTACAAATTGCTCCGGAAGGAGTGCAATATTTAACGTTCCTTCATAACCTTGGTTATTATCCGCTGAGTAATAAAGCATATCGTCGGCATAGAATTCAATTAAATCACCGCGTGGTTCATTTGTTAGTTCAACCGCACCAGGCATTGGAATTGGTGTTCCAAATGTAACTACCCCATCTTTTGTTTCATATGTTGCATAATGGACATTTTTCAATCCAAAACTTACTTTGTTCTCACTCATTTATATCAACCTCGTTTCATAATTTTTTTGAAATAGGTTTTCAGTTTCAATAAAAACCTCATAGGATTCATAAGGAATCTCATAATTGTCTAGGAGTTTTTCAAGATTTGCTTCAGCAATTAAATCTTTTTTATTTGTATAAAGCTCGATACTTAAGTTATTTATCTTGTGATATACCTTGTTATCAGCCATTAAATTCGCTGATCCGTCCACAAGAAAACAAATATAAGGTGGCGCTGGAACCGGATTAGTTGGCGTTGCTGTAAAATGTGAATAAGCCACAGGATAACCTGTAGCATCAAGGATTTTCTTTAATTCACCTAATATCATTGTTGAATCGCCCTTTCGACACGTTCAATTAGTTCATTTATTGCTTTTTCTTCTGCCGGAGCAATGTGAACCTTAGCTGCTACACGGCCACCATTCGCTTTAGCATGTCCCTTTTCCAATAAATGTGTAAGTTGCGGTTTCAATGCATTATAAACAATGATTGCACTACCATCATTCTTTTTCCGCCAGCCTTTACCATACTTTCCTGTTTTCTTAGGACTCTTTTGTTTCAATTCATTCACAAGATTAGTCGCAACCTCTTCCTTAGCATCTTCTATATCTTCTTCTACTAGGTTAGCGTATCTTTGCAATTCCCTAGCAATATCACTTGCAAGAGTATCAATATTAGACACCCGCTTTCACCTCACAATAAAGTTCGATCTTTTCATCGTCTCTTTCATACGTGCGGTAAATGCTATATTCTTTATCTCGATACTTCACTTTTCGTTCATCCTGGTAATCCCAGACATGAACAATCAATATATGACTAGCCTTGATGTTACTTTGTCCAGCTTGAAAGAATTCTGATTGAGGAACTGATTTTTTCTTACAAAATACCTGTCTACTAAATACTTCATTTTCCTCAACTTGTCCTAGTTCATCTTTAGTAATTGTTATTACTGGGAATAGTAAAATATCATTCATTTATAGTCACCCGCTAAAGTTAGATGATTCTTAAGCATGTTATAAGATGCAAAAAAACGTTCTGCCTCTTTTGCGTCTGAAATAAAATTAGCTTTTACATACGTAATAATTGCTCTTTTAATTAGAGGATCAGTATCATCATTTGCCTTGAGATGAGAAACACCAGATAACTTCAAATCATATCGAGATGCTTCAATTAGATCTTCAAGTTCATCATCAAGAGCATTATGTGAGACACGTACCGCTTTCTTCACAACATCAAGCATCATACTCATTCACCAACTTGCGCTAGCTGTTTTAAAGCTTCCAAAGCGGCATCTTTACCTTTAATCTTTTCACCATTTGGAAGTTCGTAATATCCTCCTCCAACATGAACTGGTCCTTTTGAGTCTTCTTGTTTATCTATAATTCGTTCTTTATTCAAGAAACCTTCATCTTGTAGATACATTACACGTTCTGCATCATTTGATTCATATGAATTTGCAACACTATAATGAATGAAAGTGAATTTATCTCGAAAAGCTCTTTTTACAACATATTTATTCAATGGTTTCCCACTCACTGTTAAACCTCCTTATACCATAAAGAAAAGCGACTATTATACAGTAGCCGCTTTCTTCACTCGTAAGAATCCATTTTTAGAAATTACGTTACCGCCAGCAAATACTGAGCCTCTATGAGCGATCATACCCTGCTTGAATAAGAAGTCAGTTGAACGTTGCACATCCATATCAGAGAAGATAGTAAGTTGGTAGTTTGATAATGGACCATAGGCCATATTGTATTGACCAGTTGTAGTCGCTGCATCAGATACTGCTTTACAAGCACTATTGATGATGAATGGTACGCCATCAATTGTTCCAGAATTCCCTTGGGAAACGACGTTGTACACTTTTTTACCATCAGAAGTACGAAGTTTAGCGAATGATTTTAAATCCTTCTTATTCAGAATTAAAACAGCCGCATCTTCAACATCTTCATCTCCACCATAGCTATAGATAATGTCATCTAGAGTGGCATCATCAATTTTTGAGATTTCTAAATCTGTTGCTGGATCAATCGCTTTAGCTGCTGTTGAAAAAATACCAACAAGTCGATTAGTTGCACCTGTACCAATTAAAATTTCACGAGTTAACTTTTTACGAGTGGCTACAGTGATACCTTTCATGACTTCACCATCGTAATCAGCTGCTGGTAACTTCTGAAGCTCTTCTGTGTCTTCTGAATAAGCTGTAACCTTTGTTTTTGTGATGTCTGCATATCCAAACTTTGTCTCGACATTAGCGTAATCAGTACCTTCAGTTTTATAATCACCTTCACCATAGCTTTCGAGGTATGGTTGTTGGTAGCTCTCTCCACCCTTTAATGTTTTTGTAGATACACGATCAATTAATGTAGATACTTCATTGAAAGTAGGGCGGATATCCGTTGCACTATGCTTAGGTAAAACTACATTACCACTTCCAACTGTAACGGCACGGTTTTCCATTAGAGCTTGTCCACGTTTTTCAGAAGTCTCTAATTCTACATCTTGTTTCTGAGGTTCATTGTTAAATGTTTCAACTGTACGCATTTCAGGCATTTGATTATTATTAATCTCCTCTGCTTCTTTTAATAACCTTTGTCGTGTTTCAATTTGTTTTTGTGTTTCTTCAAGATCTCTTAGTTCTGTTTCTAATGCTGCTAAATCTACTTCCTTATCGCTTTGTAACGTTGAGCGAATTTCTGATTTTCTAGTTAAAATTTCTTGTAATGTTTTCAAATGAATCTCTCCCTTATAAATATGTTTTTAAAATTAGTTTTTTACGTAATTCTTTTTGATTGCGTTCCTTCACGAATTGTTTATATGGGTCATGACTTCTAGCTGAAACTTGCGAATCAGGATAAGCCGGGAAAGCTACTGGACTAATCTCTAGTAACTTAGCTTTTGTTACACTACGAACTACATTGTCCGGATCTGATTCATCCCATTCTTCTTTAACCATTTGGAACCCAAAAGAAACACCGTCTACATCACCGCGTTTAATCGTCTCGTATGTGTCATTTCCGAGTGTTGTATTGGCTAAGTCTAATTCAAACCTTAGTCCAATCTCATCTTCAAATAAACGAAGAGTACCATTTTTAGTTCTTCCTAACACTTGTGATGTGTCGTGGCTCCATAAAGCTAATTGATCATCTTGAGTCAAGGACTCTGTGAAAGCTCCTTTTTTAAATTGCTCTTTAAATCGTTGCCAATAGCCCATTGTTACAGATTTCATTTCCCATTTAACTGCATAACCAGAGATTGTTCGAAGCCCATTTTCTAACTCCCTAATTTCAAGAGCACTACTCAGTAGTTCCCTCTTTTCCGTCTTGTTCATTGTCATCACCTCCTTCATCAGTGACATTTCCTTCTTTAACTAAAGCTGTATCCAATCTTCTGATTGGCTTGTCTCCACCTTCAATCGGGCCAAGTGAAAGAATCGCTCTCCATTCATTTGGCGTTAATGAGCCTCTGTCTACCATCTGAACAAGATTCATCTTTGTACTCATGGAAGCGTATTGAAGAGAAGAGGATTCAAAGATAATCTTGTTACCAAATCCCCTTTCTCGACGCGAAAAAAGCTTCCTGGTATATTCTCCAGCAAGCTGCATCGCAAAAACCTCTATCTCTGACTCGTAGTATGCATTCCACTCATCTTCGTTATATTTACTTTGAATTATATTTTCGTTTGTATTAAAGAAATTATAGATACGTTGAACAGTTTCTTGCATTTGCTTTGAATCTGGTACGAATGCTTCAGGTTTTACTTGTTCTAAATCATATCGCGGATCAGAAGAAGCTGCTCCACCATCATTTGAGATATTCAAATAGTTATTTACAAAGTTTTTAACCTGACTATCAATATCTTCTTGTTTTAGTACTGACTTAAACTTAAGAATCCACTTTACTACTGCGCTATTTTTAATCGCTTTAACAATACCTTGATCAGTTGTCGTAACAATCTCCATTAATTGTGCTAATGCATTACCAGGATGCTCTCCGAAAAAGTCATTATCATTAAAGTCTTTGCGCAAATGAATGATATCTGTATATGGAATCGTCATCTGCTTACCATTTTTAAAATAAAACTTTAAAAAGATGTCTCCCTGTGCACCTTCTACAACTTCAACTGTTGTACATGGAATAGGATAAATCTCAGTAGGATAACCAAAATCATCACGCTTAATATACGCGAATGCATTATGATTCAACTCTAATTGAACAGCCATTTTCTCTTGAAACATTTGTCCTGTCATCAATGGATTAGGCTCTTCCAGTAAAAATCTCATATAAGAATCTGGATTCACCTTGAATTCAGTAGAGTTATCTCGTATATGCTTGGCTATCAGCTTACCGACTGCTTTTGCTTTAGGACGTATACAAGCTCGTATAATGTCACTTTGATAGATGTCCCCATTCCATGCAAAAAAACCTCCACCATTATCGTTTATCATTTCAAAACGAGTTGTAGTAGGAGCCTGTTTCTTTCCAAATATCTTATCAAATAACCCCAAATTCTCACCTCCTTCTTATATCATGTTGAGGTAGTCATTTCGTTTTTCTTGAAGAACTACATATGCATTTAAAAGCGCTGCTGTGCCATCAATACGACGTCGTTGGTTCTTTGTTTTATTTGGTTGTATATTTAAATTTTTATCAACGTCTATTGCTGTGTTGGAAAGACACCACTTGTCAATTGTGTGGTTATTATAGTTTATTAGCTTAGATTCCAAGTCGGCTCCTAAAAGTTTCATAGGGCTAGAAAGGGTCTGTTTGCCTTGTGCAACTGGAATCATAGCTTCCTTCCCGAAATACCCTTGCATGTCCTCAACCCAGTAATTCGCTGACCATTTATCATAGCCAATCCAAGGTAGATAAATGCCATATTCATCTCGTATTTCTAAGAACCATTTCGTGACAAATTTATAATGAACGGAATTTCCCGGTGTTGTTCTTAATATTCCTTGCTCGTGCCATAAATTATATGGAATTTTATCTTCTTTACTTCGCTGCTCTAATAAATCTTCTGGAAGCCAATACATCTGCTTTACATAAATATGTGGGTCTTCTGGGACCATAAAAATAACCTTCGCTGCTGTTAGATCGGTGGTTGAAGATAAATCACAACCACCAATTCCATAGGAAGGTTTCAATTCTTCGATATTATAAGTAGCTGAGTTATTCAATTGTTCAAATGTTAACCATGCTTCTGATGATGTTTCACGAATATTAAAGTCTTTCGTCAATAAATTGCTCACTAAAAGAGAATTAGCCTTAGCTTTATTTACTTTCGTTTCTAAGTTATCTATTTTCTTTATGGTACCTAAACCCGGATTTGCTTTAGCCCATTTGGTTTTGTCAGTCCACTCTTCTCTTTTATCAAGTTCATAAATAACAGGTAAAAAACGGTCATCTGTATAACCATCTTTATCTTCTAATCCATTCAGTAACATTTCTGCTTCGTCATACTTCATATCATAAACAGATTCTCTTACTGTCCCAGCTGTTGTAATCATAAGAATCAATGGCTGTTCACGTGCTGACGTACCATCGACAATTACGTCATATAAATTCTTGTCCTTCCACGCATGTATTTCATCAAGGGAGGCTCCGTGAACATTTAGACCATCTAATGTATCACTATCACTACCGACTGGTTTAAATACACTATCATTAAAATCTGCCGTTAATTCTTTGACTAAAGTTTTTATTCTTTTGGACAAGGCCGGTGACTTTTTAACCATTCTTTTTGATTCTGACCAAACGATTTTAGCTTGTTGCTCTTTAGTTGCTACCGCATATACCTCAGAACCACCTTCACCATCTGCTACCTGTAGATATAAACATATCCCAGACGAAAGCGTAGACTTACCATTTTTACGTGCAACTACTAAAAATGCTTCCCGATATTTTCTAGTACCATCAATTTTATGAACAAAACCAAAAGTAGCGGCTAAGAAAGCCTGTTGCCAAAGTTCTAGGTCAATTGGTTTTCCAGCCCATTTTGCTTTACTATGCTTACAATAATTTTCGATGAATTCAATAACATGATTAGCTCGATTAGAGTCATATTCATATTCATATTCATACTCAGAATCATTATTATAAACATCACTAACGAGTTTCTTATAAATACGTTTAACTTTGTCACCTACTACAATTTCACCAGATTCAATTTTATTGTAATAATCTATTATAGGATTATGTGATAGTGGATATTGTTTTCTCATCGATTCTGCACAAACTTTTCAAATCCATCGTCGGTTTCTTCTTTTTTCTTTAGATCCGGCTTAGGGACGTAATCACCTAATTGCTTCATAATGCTTTGATAGTTTTTGTTCATTGCTATATATCGTCGAGCTTGCGGACGTTCCCTCTCATACGGCTCTTGATTCTCTGATTGTGAAAACATTTCATCATAACCATTCTCATCGAGGTCTTTTCGAATATCTTCTAATCGAACACGTAAATCTGCCGCTTCCACAATTAATCCCTCTACTACCAAGAGGGTATCTTTTGGCATTTCTTTATATATTCGTTTAAGTCTCGTTATCTCTTTATTAACCCGTTCTTCTTTTGTTAATTCCTTCTTTATTGCCATAAATAACACCTCATCTCTTATGCATTTGGGGTAGGGGGTCACGTGAAATGACCAATTTATTTTTTGAAGGTACCTCATCGGTCCTTTGAAAAGCCAAAAATATTTTTGAGACGGAGGGGGGTTTTTATTTCTTTGGAAATATCAGTGTTCACTTTTTATTTTGATTTTTATTCTTTTTTTATTAAATCCCCATTCTCATCAAACATTACACCTTCAACAACTGGACTATTCTTCTCATGATGTTCACGATTGTGGCAATCCTGACATAAAAGTTCTAAGTTATGAAAGCTTAATGTAATCTCTGGGTTATTTATATTCTCTGGTGTTATGTAATCCTTATGATGAACAATCTTTCCTGTCCCCTTGCACCTCTCACACAATCCATATTTAAATTTAAAATATGAATCCCTACACTTCTTCCATGCTGTGGATTGATAAAATCTCTTTGCATATTTTTTTGCCATGCATCCACCTCAAAACAAATAACCGCTCAATGTTGAACGGTTATCTTTTATATAAAGTTATACGAAACCCAATACGGTAAATGAAGTTTTATATAACATAATTGTCATTAATCCCTATCTATTATTAGGTGGCTTTTGTACGACAAAAACTATATGGTTTATAACTTTTTAATTATATTAACGATATCTCGATGAGCCTTTTCTACAAGAAGCTAATTTATTTTTATTTGCTCTTTCTTTTTCCGCTATTTCTTGTTCCTCTTTTTCTTTTTCTTTTTCCTCTGTTTCTTTTTTTTCAATACACTTATCAATAATTTGCTTATAAAAATGAAACCTTCCAAAATTATTTCTATAATTCTGTACAGCAATTCCTACAAAACCGAGTACGACCATTAATATTAAGAAAACAATCGCTCCACTTGCAAAGACTGTATTAAATGTAAATGCTAAACTATCTGCCTTTTGATTTATATCGCTTATCTCGTCTCCTTTAAGAAAAAGCATTGCAGCATTTAAAGAAAAACCAGAAAAACAAGTAAATAGCGCTATAAACGTACCCACTAGAATTGTAATAAAAGAGTTGTAGAATGTTTGAGTTGGACCAAATAGCTTACTTTGTTCTACTTCTCCTTCCAAAATAACACTCATTGACTCTAAGTCTTCTTTTGTATGTCCCTCTTCTAGCTTATTAATAAATTCCGAGCATTGTTTAACAGTTAGTTGTTTGTACTTAACATTGAAATATTCTCTTATTTTCCCATCAAGATATTTTCCAATCCTATTATTATTTATATCCATCGCACCATACCTCCTCCAAATTTATAAATCATTATATTACTGTAATTAAATTCAATCAATAAAAAAATCCATGAAATTAATATATTTAATACTAAAAATTGCTAATAAATATCAAAAAACCATTGATACGTATTATAATACGTGTTATAATAAAGGTATAGAAAGGAGGGAATAAGGGAGATGGACATTCTAGATATTTTAGACAAAGTAAGCGGGATTTCTTCTTTCATCTTAGCGATATACATACTTCTCAAAGAAATCAAAGAAGAAAAAAATAAGCGTCCTCAACGCAAAGGTTCCAGCCGACCAAGCAGAAAACCTAAGCGAAGAAAACGCAAGTAACCCATTGGGAAACTCAACCAACTGGTTGGGTTTCTCAAAAAAATATTATCATCTCCCATATCAATATGTCAAAAACTTCATTGATTTTAAATACTATTTGTTTGTTTTTAACAATTCGTTTCTTTATTGTTACCGACTTTTCTAATTTACAAATGTTAGACACTATCTACTTAATAGTGATTATTTTATGGATTCTGGTCTTTACCATTTCGATTATCAAGAAATTGAAGAAGTAAATCCATTACACTATATTTAGCAGGAGGAAAACAAATGAGCACATACCACGATCGCTACATCTACCCATCTATTTTTGATTTTTCTAATGAGCAGGTTACTGTTACATTTCCTGATTTAGCAGATTGTCATGCTAATGGTACTAACTATGAGGATGCTTTTGAAATGGCTAAAAAGACATTAGCAACTCATCTATATGGAATAGAAGAAAATAAAGGCGCTATTCCGCCCGCATCTAATCCAACTTCTATCCAAACTAAAGACAATCAAGTTATTGGCTTAATGGAAGTATGGATGCCACCATTCCGTAGTGAAATTGAAAATAAAGCAGTAAAGAAAACATTAACTATTCCTCATTGGCTTGATAAAATGGGAAAAGCTAATAACGTAAACTACTCACAAGTATTACAAGATGCACTAAAAAAGCATTTAGGTGTTAATGAAAACAAGAACGTATAAAAGAGGTGAAATATTTCCACCTCTTTTTTGACTATAAAAAATTCTATATGTTAAATGAATTTTTTTATAATCTCTATTCTTCTATCTTATTTATACAATCTCTTAATCGACTTAATAATAATATTTTTGGAGTAATTGCTTTCCCTACTAAATAATCTTCTAGTTTTCTTTCAAACTCTTTTATCACCGATAACTCTTCTTCAAATACTTTTCTCAATGGTTTTTCATATCTAGACTCCATAAATTGAACATAAAAATAGAGTTCTATGTTTTTAAGTTTTAATATCTTGTCCATTAACACATTAGAGTCTAGCAAGTGAAAAACCGAAGCATCCGGATACTTATCTTTTACAATTCGATTAAACAGGTGTATATCATCACTGATTAATTCTAATAATTCTAACATCTCTTTTTCATCTTTTTTTGACTTTAACGTATCATTTATTGAATAAATTCTCCCCAATATTAGGTGTCTATTTTTATCAATCGGTCTATTAATACTTTCCCATTCTTTAGTTATCCCCTCTCGATATTTAGCATTATCCTGCGCTTTCTCTAAACCATTTAAAATTGCTTCTATAAGCTTATCCTTTGTTTTGTCGAAAAGGTTATTGTTAATATATCCTTCAAAACGTTCATATGCAGCATAATATGCATATACATCAAATTCCCCTTGTTCTATTTTTCTATAAATTAATTGAGACAAACTTTCAAAATCTTCATCCGAAAAATGCCAGTATTCCTGCGTAAGAAATGCATTACACAGTAATTCTTGATCACTTACACTTTCACTAATTAAATTAATCTCATAGTTAAAAATATCCTCGTCAAAAATGCCATTCCTCACAAATGTTTCTACAAATTTCCAAAACCTTATATTTTTCTCCTTAAGAAGATACTTTAAATCAAATGATTTAAGGTAATTCCAATCCTCCGACACTTCTTTTTCTGTCAGTCGAACAAGGAAAAAATAATCTCTCCCCGTATCAATATCTTCGAATTTTTCACTACCGTTTATACCTGAACGAATCTCAAAACTAACAGCTAATGTAAAATGAAGAATTTCTATAATAACTCTACTATTCGAAATTTCACAGTTTTCCTTTATTTTATTATAAATAATTTGAAAATCATTAAGTATCTGCTTTAAAATACGAATATTATTTGTTTCACTATTACAAAATAGCTTTTCAATTAAATTTATGTTAGTACTCAATATTTGTTTGCATTCTTCATTTCCCACCAAACTAACTATAGAATCTATTACTTCGGTATAATTAGGATTATAAAATAAGGTGCGTCCAATTACTTTTTCCTTAATTTTTTTATATGCTTCTTTATTAACTATTTCCTCTTCATTTGCAATGATTATAACTTTAGCTCTTCCATGCTCCACCAATTCATTTATAAAACCCATCAGATCATTAATAGGAATTGAACTTCTCTCTAAATCGTCAAAACAAAGAACAACATCATTTAAATTTATTAACTCTGGAATATCTATTTTCTCTTGCTTGAAGCTATTTGCACTTACTCCCAAAACCTCAAATTCTTTAAACCCAGAAAAAAGCATACTTGCCCATTTAGTAACTTTTTCATTTTTAAAAATTTTATTTTTATTCAAGTACAAATTCAACAAAATTTTCTTCTCCACGTCTATAATACTTGAAAGACCATACAGGGAAACATAAACTGTTTTATATTTTTTATCAGATGCATCCTGTATAGCAGGTATTCTTTTGATTTCCTCTACAAGATTATTCTCCCAAAAATGCGTTTTTCCACTTCCCCATGCTCCATTTAAAAGTAATGCATAATTCGTTTCCTCTTGTTTTATAAAATCTTTTATGCTTTCTACTATAGATTTACTCATTTTCTCTTCTCCTCCATTATATTTTTTATAAAATTTATTAAAAAACAAATCAGAAGCTCATCTTGTTCTCTTGATTTTTCAATGAATCCATGTAAAGTACTATCCTATTTCCTTTTTTAAGAACAATCTTTATTCATCGTAGGGACGATATTTACTTCTTAATAATTCTAATTCTTTCTTCTTCTCTTCAATATCTTCACGTAGAAATAAACTCACTCGTTCCATCTTCTTAAATGGAACAAGTTTACCATCTTTAATCATTTTACTAATTCTCGCTTTACTAATCCCTAAAACATCCATTACCTCTGGTGTCGTTAATACCTCATCATGTAAAAAAGAAAGCAGTTGCTCTTTATCCTCAAACTTGTACACTTTATTCACCTCTTTTTTCTTTAAAAATCCCATAAAGTCGTAATGACGTATTTATTATATAAAGGACTAACAGAATGATTAAAACGATATCCAAAACAGTTTTAAAAATACTCGCTTCGACTGAATCTCGAAAATACGCAAAGTAAAACAGTGTAACGAAAATAATTAAGAAGTTCGATGAATTACTTGTTTTCTTCATATTGTTTACAAATTGGCAAGTTGTTATAATGTGTATAGAAGAGAGAAGGTGCGCTTCCCTCTTCCGCTCAAAATCATTTTCGTTTACGTCTGGCTGGGCGTTTCCGTTTGGTTTTGAGCTTTTTTACTTTTTCGTGGATGACTAGGACTTTTTCAATGATTGTTAGTGCTGTAAGTATCATTCCTAGTATCAGTGCTAACTTTGCCAATTTATTTCCCCCTTTCTTTCTATATTTATTATACCAAATCTATTTACTTAAGTAAATAGATTTGGTTCGTTTTCTAGTTGTTTTTTGATTTTTTTATCCATTTAAATTCTAATCTAATATACAGTTCTCCTTTGATATCTTGCTTATCTACTACCAAAAATCAAGATAAAAAGCACCCAATCTAGATGCCTTTTGTTCTATAAAGAAAACTATCTAATTGTATTTTCTATAAAAAGTTTAATCAAAACTCATTCAGCACACTATGATTGAAGGAGAGAAGCGTCACGACTTTATTCAAAATATCTGCAGAAAGATACTAAAGCTGCTTAAATTTGACATCAAAATTAAGAGTAATACTATAATTTTCAAGTAGTATTCTATTATTAAAAATTTTGTTCATTTTCTGGCTTTGTTCTTCAACAATAGTTCCCGATAATCTAATAAGCTCTAATTATAGAGCACCAAAACGAATACAGTGGTGCAATATATAAACAGAAAATGAGTCCTATTACTTTTCAATGAAAATTGTATTTGACCATTATTGACCATATAATAAAGTAAGAGTCATATTTGAAATAATAAAATGGAGGGACTTCAATGAGTCAGGAAATGGAAACTATATACAATGAACATATTGCAGATGAAAAATTAAAGCTAGGTACTAAATATGAAAGACTTGCAGCTGTAGTATTTAAAACGTTAAACACTTCTGGTGTTGTAATTCATGATTTAACACTACGTGGTGACGGAAAAAATGCATCACATCAAATTGATGTGACAATTGAACATTCTAATGTGTCGAAGAGATTTTTAGTTGAATGTAAAGATTACAATGCAAAAGTAGGTATAGGTATAATAAGAGACTTTTTTGGAGCCGTTTCTCAAATAAAACCTGATGAAGCTTTTGTTGTAACCACTGAAGGTTACACAAAAGGAGCCAGATCTTTCGCTGAAGATGAGGGGATAAAATTAGCACTACTTAGAAGTTTTAAAGAGGGGGATTGGGAGGGACGAATTAAAGAAATACATATAAATGCTACTGGCATAGTAATGGATACCCCCAAGATGGGTTGGGTTCCAGCTAATCAAGATGAATTTGATAATTTTCTTGCTAAAGCTAGCCAAGATGAATTAAATTCAGTTCAAGGCGTTAATACAGTGGATACATTTTTTTATGACAGTCAAGGAAATCCGCAAGAGAATTTCTTGACTGTGTTGAATCCAATATTTAATTCATTTCCAAAAAACGCTAATCAATCTACTGTCGGTCGATATATATTTAACGCTACTAAATATGTAAAAATGGCAGGAGAGCTCTTAGAAATTAAGGGATTCGATTATGAATTTACCTGTTATGAAATTACCTCTAAAACTATTGTTGATGCAGGAGAGAAAATTGCATTATTGCTATTCGAAGTTATTGACGGAACACTAGATAAAGTCATTTTTGACCAAGATTTAGACAAATGGACCTTTAACGATGATGGCGAAGTCATTCCAAAAGACTCTGTTTAAGTTAGATATATATGAAAACAATAAGACAATTGATTTTCACTTCAGAGTCACGCCTAATATAGTCTTTTGAAAAGTAGAGGAACTCATTACTAGCTACAAAAAGCTACCCTTATTACAAATGAGGATAGCTTTTTATTAATCAAAATTAATTTTGTCATTTTTGTTTTTTGGATCTCCACTAACTAAAACCAGTTTAGCGTTTCATAAATTCCCTGCGCATCTGTTGTATTTTCTACTTGCTTATGCTCACCAAGTAATTAGTTTAGCAAGAGAACATTTTAAACAACAGCATGGAGGGAAACCCTTCTGTGAAATTTGCGGTTTTAATTTTCATAAAACATATAGTGATTTATGAAAAAGTTATATCGAGAGACATCACATAACGCCTGTATCTCAATTAAAAGAAGGAAAAACGACCAAAAATTGAGTATATTATAACGGTGAGTTCCAATTGTCATAGAATGTTACATAGACGTAAACCCTGGTTAAGTATCGAAAAATTAAAACTATTATTAAATAAAACAAATTTATAAAAGCGCAAGACCGCTTCTTTTGAATAAAGGAGCGGTATAACTAACTTATTAGGTATATTTTATTCCAAATTCTTGAGTAATGTCTCTTGTTAATTTTGATAAGACTCTTTTATCTAATTGCGCAGGATCAACATAATTAGAGTAAACCACTCTTACTACATCATGTTTTGAAGGAAACAGATTAGGGAATTCATGACATAATGAATCGATTTTAGCGTCATTGTATCTTAAAGATTTCAAAAGTATCTCTCCTACATAATCTGTGTGAGAGTTATATAATGAATTTAATTTAAATGTTTTTTTATTATTGTCTATTCTTTTAAGTAACAACTCAATTTCCGCATCATCATACTTTCGTTTTTCAATTTCGTTCACTTTAAAACCAATGGAAAATATATCAGGATTTGAGTACCAGGCTTTTAAATAATCTAATTGTCCATTTCCTTCTTTAAATTGGAGAGTAAATTGAACCAAATCTCCAAAGCCCTTTTCATACGGATGTATATGCGTGTTTATTGAAAATTCATGATTTCCTTTTAAATTAGAATTACAAACATGACAACAAGGTATAAGATTGAAAAAAGAAACTGCTAAAAAAGGAAATCTAGACTGACTATAAAAATGATCTAATTGTGGTCTTGTTCTACCTTTTTCTTCTTCATTTGGCTCAGATACAGTGATGAATTGCCTATTACAATATGGACATACCTCAACCTTTAATTGTTTAACTAATTCATAAGCCCCCCATTTTTTTTTATTTCCCTTACTATACTGTCTGCAAAAGTGATCATAATCAAATACCTTCTCTAATTTGTCTATTAAACTCTTTCCTTCCTGAATATGACGGTTAACTAATTTAATTATACAAGTCACTTTTTCAACCTTTTCTTTAACAAAGGCGATTTGAGTCTCAGATTCCTCTTTCTCACGAAGAATCTCAAATTCTTTTTTCAACAATTTTTTCTGTTGTTCATAATGTTTAAGCTTTTTCTTTAAACTATTATGATTATGTATTTTACCCATAACACTTCTGAAATTTTTATTGATGTTAATAGTTATTTCACTTAAATAATTAGGATTACCCATTATAATATTTTCAATTTGGTTTCGTATAACCGTAAAAAAATTTCTGCATGTGAGATTTTCTTCTACTTCTACAATTTGCTCTAACTTTTCTAAAAAACCTTTTTTCTTAAAATACTCTTCATAGTGTCTTCTAGCTAAAACATGCAAATTGTCACGCTTTATCTGTATCACCTTTCCATCTCTCCAGTTCTTCCAACCGTGTTATTAAATCTTTAATTTCACGTTCAACACTTAGCATTCTAATAGATAATTTATCACTCAGCATTTGCGAAAGTTTATTACGAATCAGCGGTTCTCCAATTAAGTTAATAGTCTTTTCGATTTTTTTCTCATTATCTAAAATTTGACTAATTTCTTGATTCACAAGCATATGAATAATCTCATTTATTTTCCTTTTTGCAAAGACACCTGTGACCCCATCCTCCATAAAGAAAGAATGTGATAATAAGGAATGAATATTGGCAGCAAAAGTTTGATGATAATCTTCTAATCCATCTACTACTATTGTTCTATTTCTTTCCTTTTTCAAAAAAATAATATTCGTACTTGGTAGATCTGACACCACAAATGGGGAATTTGAAGTAAGTATTATTTGAATGTTCCTTTGCTTTAATTCAGTATTATTTTTAAAAATTACCGAAAAATACTCTATTAAACTATTAATAATTTGACTTTGCCAATGCGGATGTAGATAAACTTCTCCCTCATCAATCAGAATTATTAAGTCATTTTCAGGATTGTCTTTTATGTCTTCTAAACCTAATAAAAAATAAAAACGTGAGTATATATTTAATAAAGCCATTTCTCCACTACTCATACTTCTCCACGAAAAATTAAGGAATTCATGATTAATACATGCCTTTTCATAATAATTAATAAATCTTTCAAGACTATCTTCACCTGATCCATTTGTATCATATATAGTATGAAAAGAAACTCTTGGGTTTAAAGGGCGAGGCTCAGCATTAAAATCATATTTATAGCATATTATCATTAGTTTAGCCAATGCTGTAAACATTTCTGAAAAGGCAATTAAATCTTCTTCTCTCTCCCTTATTATTTTTGCTAGCTCTAAAATTTTTCTAATAAATTTAAAATATGTATTGTTGGAACCTTTGTCTACTAATGTTTCATCACTAAAATCAAAATCAATATTTATAAGCTTTTGTTGAAATTCACTACGTCTTATTTCTGTAAATATATGATCAATTATTGATACAGTAAATCTCTTAATCTTCATTACATTTCGTCTACCAACATTAAAAATCTGAAAATCCCTATTCTTTCTAAACTTTTCTAATTGAGTAACTAGAGAACTAAGTAATTTAGAGTGAGATATATCTAATTTATTCCCCACACTAGGAGTTTGAGACGCTCTAGATGAAAATATATTCACTTGATTAGGTAAAGCAAATGGTAAACTTACTTGATTGTATATACGCCGCATTCCATATACAAACTGAATTTGCCTTTTACTTTCCCTAAACTTATAATTCCACCCATCATTTTTTATATTTTGATCCTTATCATAGTAATCATCAGTTAAATAATTCGTAGATATATTTAATAATTTCCCATTAGAATGTTCATCTTTACAATCATAAACATTAGAAAAATAAACTACATTTGTATTAGTTAGATTGCTTCTTAATCCTGTTTGAGATGTATACTCATAATTAAATTTAATATTATTTTCCAAAATAATTTCTACTTGGATTATTGCAGAATGAGATATATAGTACTTTTTCTCTCCATCCACATATTCTTTAAAAATATAAATATACTCTTCTACCTCACCCTCACCTTTATTCATATATCCTCTCAGGGAAAGGGACTCTTTTTTTCTAACTTTGCCTTTAATATACTCAAGTATACTAGACTTCCCTGCACCATTTTGACCAACAATAGCTGTGACATTTTGAATTTTAGCAATTGGTTCCTTAGATTCTAACTCTACAGTAAAAAAATCTTCAATATAGTTCGTATTTTCTTTTACATAAATCTTATATTGATTTTCTTCCTTTTTTTTGCAATTATATCTATAATGATTATCAAAGGTAAATCCCTGCTCATTTATTACTCCTTCTTTAAAGTTATTAATCCAAATGTATGCTAATTCCAATTTAATCCCCTTCCTATCAAATCCATCAATATAATTATATAAGCAAATGCGAATAATGGATATTTTTATTTAATCAAACTAAAAGAACCTCATCCGCAATTGCAGAAGAGACTCTCATTTACCTGTCTGGTTATTTTCTTTTCAGCACGTTCTATCATAGACTGTACCGTACTACATGTAATATTTAGGTATCTAGCAATCTCTCTATACGTTAAGCAATATCCTCGAGACATGAGGTACACTTCTTTCTCACGCTCTGTTAACAATGATAGTGCATCTTCTAGCCTAATCTTATCCCACTCACCAATTGCATGTTCTTGCTGATGACTGTCCCACTCATATAAGTTATCATCCATGCTACGAAAATACCTTTGCATAAGCAACGGATCGCACGCTCTTTCCCTCTGATATGCAGCCAACCTTTCAATCCCTCTACGATTTCCCGGTCTTCTCGCCCTTTTCATCCATTCTAAGGAATAAGAAATGTCGCTAATCATATCAGTTAGAATCTTTACATCTTCCTCTTTAGCGTCCTTCTGTGCTTCTCTCAATTTCCTTAAAGTTGCGTTATATTGCTTAATCAAATCCTGCATAACCTATCCCCTCCTTATAAACAAAAAAGAACACCGTATATAGACTGTACTTCTCTACATAACAGTGTTCTTTTATTACTTTCATATTTAATTTCTACGTTTCTCTCACTACACAAGTGTATTCCACTTATACAGTCAGAGAAACGAAAAATCGTTCCTCATAGACACAAATCTGTAAGTGTAGCTGATGCTTCTAATTAGTTTGGTAAAGTTCAAAAGAGAAATAAAGTGTTGAGGTGCCCCACGCCTCTTTGAACCGAGGAAAGTATGATTAGCAATTGGACATTCGGAAGGAACATCCTCGGCTCAAAGAGAGGTGTAACCCTCTCCCTCGTTGGTCGGACCCTTACTTACGTTTATTCGTGAGTAAACTATAATTAATTGTCCTGACCCGAGACGTTTAGAGAAATCTAGAAACGACATACAGTACCATTTCCATGGCAGTTCTTATTACATTTCCTATAATACAGGCATAGTTATAATATTTTTTATCAATTTTTTATCATTTTCACTCATAATAATTTTTTTATTTTTTACTCTTCTTAAAACAAAACTAACCGCTCACAATAAACGGTTAGTTTTGTTTATATATTTCTTTTTCTTCAAAGAATTTTTTTATGTTGTTACTTTCTAGTGCTAACAAACCATATAAAGAATTTAATCCTTCAACTTTTGATTTCAAATAACTCAAATACCCTGATTTTTGATCTTTAAAATAATAATTTAAATCTATGTATAAATTAGGATGTTCTACATCATAAACATTTTTAATTGAAAATACATAATGCTGTTGAACTGCAACTAATAGTACTGCTTTAAAAAAACAATATTCGTAGGAAGTTGCACTAAAAGTTATTTTTGTAGAAAGTAAATGTGTTAGTTTTTTACTCAATTCCAAGTCAGGGTGTATATCTTCAATATTGTCATATAATTTTTCTATTATTAATTTTATTTCCCCAGGCTCAAAGTTTTTAACAAAATTTTTAATTAAAAACCCTGCACATTGATAGTGTCCTAACTCAATTGATTTAACAATTCCTAAAAAAATAATTCGTGATACTTTTTCTTCTGGATTTTTTTTAGCAATTCCCTCAATCCTTTTCAATCTAATTTTAGATTTCCGAATAAATTCTTCTATATGGTTTTGCTTAGGAGGCCTAGAATTCTTTACTAAATCCAAAAATGCATTAGTTACATCAGTTAATAATTTAATATTATTTTGGTGTAAAGCTTTAATAAATAAGGATGTTATTAAAGATAAAAAGTCATTCTTATTATGATTTCTTCGTTGGCTTTCTTTTAAAACTAAAACGTGGAATATCCTTGCCGTTCTATTATCATTATTCTTATATAAAGTTAAAATAACTTGGGAAAGCACACAATAATATTGATCATAAAAATCCTTAAAGTGTGATTCCAGATCTTCTAAATCTGAGTATTCTTCGACTTTTGTGAATTCTTCCCATTTCTTTTTATACTCAGGATATGTAACAAATAAAAGTGGCTGTATTTCAATTAAATTATCAATTAAAATATTTATTTCAGTATCTTTTCCACCTTTAAATGAAATTTCTAGCAAATCACTCATATATTTCAAAACACTTGTGTATAATTTATAATAATTGAGTTCTGAACATGAAACTATTTTGCTAAATTTATCAGGGCTCTTGTTAATTTCAATTATATTTTTTATTAAAACCTTATCTATTTCCTTAAATGATTTTAAAAAGTCATTACTTAACTTATACTTATCCTTTGCAATTAAAATTTGAAAACAAATTTCAGATGCTACACTAATTTCTTCTAAATGCTTTTTTATTTTTCTCGAAAATTTTTTATAATTACCTTCAAGCTTTTCAGCCTCAAATTCGATTTCAATTTTCTTAAAACTCTCATTAATTTTATCTATGTTGTATGTATATTCCTTTAAAACATTAATATTTCTTAATGTTATTTTATAAGAAATTATTGCAAATGCTATCCATACTATTGCTAACACATCTAAACATATTATTTTTATCAATGATAGTTTTGATACTGTGCTTCCATCAAAAATCCAAATTATATTAAACAAGACTAATATAACAGTTGTTACAATAAAACCAATTATTGGTTTTGATTTTTTTCTCTTAAATAAAGAATATGCTACTTCTTTTTGTTCACGATAAGCAAAAATAAAAATAGTAAAACTTAAAGGAATCACCGTCTTAATGATTCCGTTCATAAAATAAATAAAATTTCTAGACCATTCTAAAAACAATTCCAAAGACTTTACCCTCCCATAAAAAACAGAGTGAACTAGTCACCCCACTCAATTCGCCTGCAATATATACTCTTTTTTAAAGTATTGTTGAATAATTGTTTTTTCAATTACATGGTTACTGTAATCTAAAACCCCTAATCCATTTCTTGCATTTATCCAGGGCTCTTCATTATGTGTCATTTCCTCCAATACCTTCCCACTATAGCTTTGGAATATATTCCACATATTATCTAATAAATCTATTTCTTCTTTTGTTAATACAATTTCCTTTTCATCATAAGTTCCGTTTATATCATTATAGGTATACTCTTTAAATTCGGAATATACTTCCGGAACCACAGGTCCATGTACCCAAGCCTCAATGTCTTCCTCAAAGAGTGCTTTTTCTTTAATTGCTAAATAAAATCCTTGTGCATAATACAGTAACTTTTGTAATTTAAGATTAGTAATGTTTTCTTGTGTTCCGGGCCTACTTTGATTAATGAGATATTTAGCAACATCTATTACTTTTGCCATTGCTATCCCCCCTTATACTACATTAATTCAACAATTATATAAAAAATTCCTGCTGAAATATCCAGATTTTATTATAACACAAAAATTTTAGCTATCTCCTTTAAATTATTTGACGGCCCAATACAAAAACACATTACGAATAGAAATTAAAGCTTACTTCATCTTACAAAGCATCTGTATACATATATTAAAAAGATTTCTCTTCCTATATCAAGCAATTGTTTTTAATCTTCTACCTCAATGCCTAATTTATAAGCTAACTCACACAAAGCTCTATTTCTCTTCCTATAATAATCAGGTTGAGATATATTCAATGTCCTGCACATCTTTATCCAACTAACCTTCTCCTTCCCTAAATAAGCTAACTCAATGAGTTGTTTATCCCACTCATTCAACTTCTCTACACCTTTTCTTATTTCTTGAATATAATTGATTCGTTCTAAAACCGTTTTACTCATGTCGATCACCTTACCATTTTGTACACGTTCAATATCTCTTTCATCTATACTTAATAAAAATAAGTGATACTTTTTCAAAGCTTGAAGCACATTCTTTTTCGTCTGCTCTTTGTTAAGAACAGGTAGGGCAATATCCAACATCCTCTCACTCCTTCACGATTCCCAAAAATGTATCCAACGGCATAACTACCAACCACGGTTTTCTATCCGCTTTAATTGCTAATGCATCTGGCTGTTCACGTTCATCCTCTAACCAATTGTATAACGTCTTGAATCCTTCTTTTCTTGCCTTCACTTCCCATTCAAGCCCTAGCCCTTTTACGTCATTTGAATACCCTTCAATTGCACCTGAAAGCGGTACACGAGCACCATTAATTAGATTAGCAAATTCCCGCTCACGCCTTATCCCCTTCTCTCGTTGACTTTTCCCCATTCTTTATGCCTCTTTTCGATAAAAAAGTAATTACATTTTGTACTTTTATAAATTTAAGAAAGAAAAAGACAACTTTTTCAAGTTGTCTTTTTACTGTATATTTATAAATATAAACTACTCATATTAATCTAAAACTAAACACAACATAATTTTCTTTTTGTTCATAGTTTGTGATATATGTAATTTCCCCATTAACTTTCTTCCCTGTGTATTGCTTATTTCTATCGTCCCATTCGTTTAGTACAATCTTGTCTCCCACCTGGAACCCTCTATCATTTCTTCTAATTTCAAATGTTTTAATTTGTTCAACAACAGGAGAAAAAAATTCTTTATTTATTTTCAAATTATGGAGCATATTTTTTATCACCTCGAACAAACTGCTCTAGTTCTCAATAAAATTTATTAATTCCGAAAAAGGCCTTGTTTCATCGTAAATAAACAAACTAATATCATTTTCACGCGAATACCTCATTGCTTGCTGTAGTTCACAATTCTGAAATTCCTCTAGTAAGGCCACTGAGTATTCATTATTATCTCTTTTTAATAGACGTTCTTTAATTATTTGTGGATCACTTTTAATACAAATAATTTTGGACATTTGAGTATTTTTAAAAGTTGTGAAAGGCAAGGCCACTATATTCCTACTTTTATCTAATAAGCAAAAATGCCCATCTAATAATAATTTAGAGCCCTCAACATTCAATTTTTTTAATTCACTTTTCCACAATTCTTGATTTCGCGAAATATTTTCCGTTTTTTTGTCAATAACATCCATATTATTACCAGCTTTTCGAATTAAATCACTAACAGAAAACGTCCTAATATCTGTTTTTTTTTCAAGTTCAGTTGCCAAAGTTGATTTTCCAGCACCATGTATACCTGATAAAAAAATGAATTCCATTATTGAATTCCTCCATTTGTATAACAAAAAGATTGAGGTGCTACCTTTAAGTTATTATCGAATTCAATAAGTTCTAGTGGCTTATCATATTCTTTAAATTCTTTAATTTGAATAGCAACCCCTGTTTGTCTGCCTTCAAAATAATTATTAAAATAATTTTGTGTTATACCCGAATAATCTTTTGTTTCTTTCCATATATTTTTAGGGTTATCTATTAAGATATTTTCTATTTCAAATTCCCCAACGACTTTTCCATAAGGTTTGGTTGCATATACTACAATTGAAGAAATATCTTTTCTTTTAAAAATTTTTTTTCTGTACTCAAACCTTTTGTTTCCTAAAATTATTTCCTTTACAAATTCTGGTTTAATCGATAATAAAACTTTCATTAATACCACCTAACTCTACAATTTTCCTAAATTGATTCTCCTTTAATTTCATTATACCCCATCTCTGGTTTCTATCCAAACCACACTGATCCGCTAAAGTTCTTCTTATCAACCTTTTTTCCATAGCTAAATTATATGTCATCTTTATCACTACTAAATTATCTTTTCTATAAAGCGACTTAAGCTCTTCATCATTAAATACACTATGCTTCTTACAGTATCTCCAATATTCTTCGTAACTCTCAAAATCACTCTTCAATTTAACTTCTTCTACAACACAAATAGAGGTTGCAACTGATCTGAATTCAGCTGATCCTTTGTCATCTTTCATTCTATAGATAACAATAGTATCCCCTTTTTTTAATTTAGCAGCTTGTCTCATATAACAAATGTATACCTTCTCTATACTGTTTGTATGTGAAACATCACTAATTAATTTATAACTTTCATTATTTAAAATCGAATCTGGAAACAATAATGTATGAAATTCTGGTTTAATTCCTAACAAATAAATAGATTTATTCACTAAATTTACTAATGGATAATCTTTTTTAGAATCCCCTGTCACTTGTTCTAAATTTTTTATCATTACATTTTCAATCCCATTTCGTGTTTCTTTTTGACCTATTATTTCAAAGCCATAACGCTTTAATAAATCCACTAAAGTATCGTGCTTCGAAAAAACAGTAACATAAAGTTCAAATATGTTATTTGTAATTGCAAAATCAATAGCCTTTTTCAAAAATCTTTCTCCCAATTTTGTCCCATGGGGATTAATTTTCAAAGTACCTATCTTAATCCTTTCTTTCTTTGGTAATATTGGAGATACATCTTCTAATGCTTCATTTTCAACTTTTAAATATAAAAAGGCTTGAATTCCATTATCTGTTTCATAATAATAAGCTTTTTCCTCACTCTTTCGTTTAAACCAATCTTCAAATTCCTTATAATCATGCTTTAAACTATCAAAAAAAGGATCCATTAAATTAATATTTTTAAAATAATCATACTTCAAAAAGTTCTCTTCCATAATTATCTCCTCCATGAAAAATATTACATTTATTATAATTATAACATTTCCCACTAGATTTAAGGAGTTTAATTTGATTATTTAAACAATTAAATATCAACTAATGATTAACCGCAATTATTAATACACATTAATTTATTTGCATGAATTTTCGGTCTTTTTACACGCATGCACGATATCTTTATATGAGTACCCATACAAATAGCAAATACGAAAGAAGATGCCAAACGCTCGTCTTAAATGTCCCATCGTTGTAGTTAAATCTCTGTACTGACACCATGCCCTTTTTGCAGTCAACACATCTTGCATATACCATTCGAACAGCATATTTACATTGCTTGTATCTTTTCTCATAATGGATTGCATACTGAACGATGGAATAAGTTCATGTCTCCATGTACATTTATCTAATTCAATTACAATGTTCATAAGAAAATGAAGACCATCAATTAACTCTTCTAATAGTCCATTCTTAGGAACTCCAAATCCTGTGCTCCACATCTTAAACGCTCGAGTTTCATTCCATGCTTCACTGATCTCCACTAGTAATGCACGAAACAACATATCCATTTTGTCATTTCCTTTATATCCAATTCGTTTATCCAGTTCTTTTTGCATTTCAAATAGTTCCGTAATATCAAAGTTTTGTTTCTTCTCTTCAGATGTAATTGTGTGTAACTGAATCATTATAAGTTCACTCCAAGTTTGTATTTTAGTAAGAATATAGTCACACTGATTAAAAGCCAGCTGACTAAAATGATTGCCATTTCCTTTTTAAAGCTCACTCTTCTCCCTCCAACATTTCCACTAACTCCTCAAACGAGCATTCGAACAAATCTCGAAGCCCGTCCTTGGATTTATAAATACCTCTATCAATCAGTTGATCTATGATGTGTTGATGCAAAATTACCCCACCATGTCCTCGACACAAAATTGTAATTCCATACTTTTAGCAGGAAAGTATTTTACTGGAGTATCTTTTTCATTAATTGCTACACAACCTAAAACACCCTCAAATTTGTTGTCTTCAATCTGAACAACTACTTTATATAGGACATCTTCTCGTTCACAAATGTCACCTAATTTAAAATCGTCCATTTTACGATCCTTCTTATAAAACATCATGAAGCGCTCAAATTCTTCTAACTCTTCATCAGTTGCCTTTCGGAATGTACGTCCCTGATATCTTTTGAAAGAACATCCATTTTCATAGAAACGATATTCCCCTACTTTTAATCCCATGATTAAGTAATACTTAGTTTGAGTCTCCTCTTTTAAAATTCCGTACCATTTCCCATTTGAGCTTTCCATTACAAACATTTCACCGCACTCTAAATGCAATGGCTTTTCATAGTCTACAAACTCGTTTTCAAAAAAGAAGTTCATACCGATTGCAGACGGTACAATACGCTGACTACTAATTCCCAAAACCTCATGCTTACCTTTTTTTAATGTGTGTGCAAAAAAATCATTCTTTTCTTTAACCCAATTCGTTTTCATTCTTTCAATCGCTTCAAATCCTGTATATGTTTTCATTCTTTCCCCTTCGCTTTCTTTAACATTTCTTCAATCCGTTTTCCCGTTGTATTTTTATAGTCCTCACATGTCCATTCAGCGTTGTTTGTCGGAGATGGTGTAAATACCATTCCCCCAACTACTAACGCTTGAAATATGGACATCAGGACGAATTATAGTAATGGTCATATTAGTTCGTCTCCCTTTAAAAAGGTAACTTTCTTTTCCGCTTATCTCTTGTATACTTAAACTCAATATGTCTGTATGTGTTGAACATACGTGACGTAATACGTTCGTCGTAAGCTTTCATAATAGCTTCACCTGTTAGGTTTGTTGTAATGATCGTCTTCTTCCCTTGCCTTCCATCAAAGACTTTAAACAGTACACGATTCACGAATGCCGTTGCCTTTGGATCCGCAGCATCCATATCTCCTAGTTCCGCACCCAAATCATCAATAACTAATAAATCTGCACTGATTAGTAAATTAACAATGCTATGCTCAGATTCCTCAGATTGCCCATTGAACGTAGAACGTATATAGTCAAATAGTTCTGATACAGAAACATAAAGAACAGTTCCTGCGCTATTCTCATTCATTTCATGAGCAATTGAATAGGCAAGATGACTTTTACCTGCACCTACTTTTCCAACTAGAATTAAATTAAACCTCACATCATTCAAGTAATCCTCAAGTGCTCGTTTTGCTAAGGTGTAATTCTTTTCATCCTCTTCACAATCAGATTTAAAAGTTGAGAATCTAGCAAATTTAATTGTTTCATCTTTAATCAAGCTCTTATCGTAAAACATACTTTTCCGTTTTCTCTGTTCCTTCTCATCTCGAAATACATTCATTTCAGCTTCTAGCTTTTGATTATCTTCTGCCAACTTACATACCGGACAAACTACTTCATCATTTATCTTCATGAATCTAACAGTACGTTTACGTTCTTTTTTACAAACCTCACATGTATCAGAAAGGAAGATCATCTTCTTCGAAAGGGTCTTTGCTATATCTGTTACCTTTATTAGAGCCATGTTTTCCTTCCACCTTTCCTTGTTGTAAATAGCCTTCAAACTTTGTACCAAATAATGTTTCTGGTCTTAGATACTTTGCTTGTTCTGTTCTTAGCCATTCTTTAGCTTTTGTATCAATCACAGTTTTGAAGTTATCCACAGTGAATCCTTCTACTAATCTAGTTTTAATCAATGTTTGTGTTTTCTTAGATGTTAAACGGTAACTACTACCACACACGTCGTTGAGATAGTTTACTATCTCGACTATATATTCTTTAATCTCTGATGTAGTCTCTGTGTTAGTCTCTGGTATTGGTTTACCCAAATTGGGTACATCCATTTGCCCATTTTGGGTAGACCGTCTACCCAAGTTGGGTACATCGTTTGTGGATTCTAACAAACGGAGTTTTTCATAATTAATGGAATACCATTTCGTCTTATCAAACTTAGCTCGATTATAGTTACCTATAACAAGAAGCTGTTCATCTTCTAAATTCTTTACAATACGTCTAATGGTATTCTCACTCCAAAATGGAAATTGTTTAACCCATTCTGCCACACTGTTATATACCCAGTTTCTTTCATCATAAAAATGCTTAGTTCTATTTAGCCAATAGTGTATTTGTTGTAGAAATATCGCCTCATTTAAACCAATTCTGCTTGCCAACCCTGGAAGAACAAGTAATGGTTCTTCATGAATTAATAAATTACTCATCTCTTCACCTTCCTCATAACAACTTCATAGTAGAATCCACGGTCACGATCCATTACAAGGCAACCTTTAAACAGATGAGGATTTTCATCATTTCTATGTTTAACTGTTTCTAACACCTTTCGAATAGGAAATAAGTAATCAAACCCTTCATTCTCTAAACGACGACAGCGCTTAAGTAATTCAGATAACCTTTTATCACGTAAATACCGAGTACCTAAGCCTCTATTCAAAGCTATTGGCATTGAACCATCTCTTACTATCGTTTTCATTTCAGTCACCCACCTATTGTGCTTGCTGTTGCTTTTCTTTTGCTTCGTTTAACCACGATGTTATTGTTTTTTGTAACTGAGATGCTTGTTGCACTGTCATTCCTTTGAAAGATTGAATTCCTAATGACTGTTTTACAGTATTTTTCGTTTCTTCAAATGACATGTTATATACTTCCGACAACTCTCTAATTTGCACATGAATTGCTTTTATTCTTTGTTCATTTGCAACCTCTGCCTGTCTAGCTTGCTCCTGTTGTGGAACGTTATCTAGTTGCTTAGCTACTTGTTTAGGTTCATCATCATGTGGAATATCTTCACCTGAATAGATGTACAAGCCTAATCCGTGTAGTGCAATAGCTTTTGCTAGGCACCTTTGAATCGACGTGTTTATTTGAAATGATGTAGGTTTTGCGATTGGCTTATTGTAGTTATCCAATACAGGATGAATTTGCGAACGTGTGGTGTTATTTACCGTTACTTCAACTTCTACAAAATACCCAACTTCTGTTTTCATATAAGGTAATCCATCAAACCTAACAACTTGCCATGTCGCATCAGGATACTTCTTTAGAAGTTGATCTACAGCCCATGACCAACTTAGATAACTAAAACGTCCCTTCTTCTCAACATGTTTACTGACGTCAATAACTGCTAATTCTGCAAAGTAATTTTTAGTTTCACTCATCGGATTCTCACACTCTCACCTTGTTTTAATGAAATACCATCCCACTTCATACCATTCTTAATCGCTAGTAATAATGCTTTTTTATCTACCTTCGGATTCTGCGGAATCATGTATTCTGTTGGAATAACTGCATCCTCTGCAATATCTAAACTTGCTGGATTCTTTTGAATACCTACTGTTATCAATGCACCTTTAACACGTCTTTTATCCACAGCAACCATCTGTTGGTATAGATAATCCTTAATATTTTTACAGCTATTCTCAAAAGATTTACGACGTTCAGCCAAGCGATTTTCTTCTCCTTTAATCACTTCAACTTGCGCTTCAATATTACGAATCAATAACGCCGCACCTTGCACTTTTTCTTCAATTGCTTCACTGATTGATTGAAGTGTATCGTTAATTACTTCTGGATCTGCTCCGTCCTCAATCATTTGCTGTAATTGATTGAAGTTACTTGTTAATTCGTACAGTTTCATAGTTTTATATCCTCCTAAAACGGCATACTGCCATACGGTTTATTAGTTAATATGGTAATCACATAATCTATATCTAACTTTCTACAAGTATCTGCTTCCTGTGCGGATATAAGTTTCAAGCTACTTACAGCTTTTTCAACCCGCTTTTGTAGTAATTGATTTTCTATTGTCTCTTCCACGTAATCACCCCATGTGATATACTGACTTTGGATTTGTTTTTCAATGGAACCCACTGCAATGGGTTTCTTTTTATTTATATAAGACCTTTTGAATAACATCCTCTTTAATTCCAACCTCTCGCATACGCTCTATAACATGCTGAACTCTATCATTTTCTTTCTTTTTAAATATCAATTCCTTTAATTGCTTATCACACTCTTTTGCCTTTTCCCCACATACTTCATACTCTTTACAAGTCTCATAGAATTCTTTTGTCTTACCTTCTAAATTGTTCTTAGCTGCAATGCGAGATAACAAAAATTGATTCTTTATGTAATTCTCCTTTTTATTACGTAATGTTTTCGCTAACTCAGCATCCTTGGGTAACACTAAATTTTCAATTCCCACTAGATTCACCAGCCTTTTTAAAAAGAGCATTTAGACATACAAACCTATTTTCAATTAATCGACGTTGCTTTTTATTTGGTAATTTATAATGGGCTAGCAGTCTAAGATAATCGGAGACTTTTACATTGTTATAATCAATTAAAAACATCATTAATCCATCCTTTCTTCTGCCCATTCAACTAAAAATGCTTGTACTTGTTTTGCTGGGAAATACCATTTCTTACCCACCTTGAATTTTGGGAACCGTGGGTCAAAGAAGAACTGATCCTGAATTGTATTCCACGACATACATACACGTTTTTTAAGTTCCTTAGTATCCCAAAACGCTAACTCAGCATCATATTCTTTAACCTTCTTTTGAATTTCTTCCACACATAATTCCTTCACAACATTTTCGTCTATTTGAACATTGAACATAATTATTCCCTCCTTATTTTCAAACCATCGGTCTCCAGCCATTTACAAAATTCAAAGCTTCCTCGAAATCCTTCTTCAAAATATCGCGGTAACTATTCACATTGAATGCATCTTTCAAGTTACGTCCTAATAACCCGAATAGCTTGCGAGTAGAATCATGTACTTCTCTATCTACATGACCGTTCTCCCATAAAAAATAGATCCGTTTTGCTTTCGTTTTTTCGATTACTCTTTGTTGTCCGTAATCTACCGTTAATTGCTTTTCAACTACCTGCTCTAATGAAGAAACTCTTTTATTTAAGTTACTAGTTCCTACTGCTATCAACTCGATTTGTCCAAATGTATCAGTAGGGAGAATTGACTGATTCTCAATGAATGCTCTCATTCTTTTAAATTCTTCAATAAACCTCACTTTAATTTTCATCGTTTCAATCGTGTTATAAGAAAACATTAATATTGTGAAGGCATCTTCTGTCATGTCGATTTTTTGTAAAGTTCGTCCTGTAACATCTTTATAAAAGCTAAGCCCAAAGTTGGACTCAGTAAATTTCCCTTCTCCTGCACTTTCCAACTTTTCCATCTGAACCTTAATGTCTCTTAAAACATGTTTATGTTGTTTTTTTAACAATTCAGCTATGGTTAAGCTATCTGTAACGACTTTATTATCTTTAATAAAAACCAGACTTTCTTGATCACCTTTTACAAACAATTCTTCTTTTTCATCTACTACCATTATTTGTTCTGTCACTTTAAATCCTCCTCACACATGTCTAGTCCTAATAATTCAACAATCGCTTTCTTTTGTTTTTTTCCTTTTCTAGACCCTTTTAAAATGTCAGATAAATATGAAACTGATATCTTTAGCTCAGAAGCTAATACAGTTAGTGTTAAATCTCTTTCTAACAATACTTTTCTAACCTCAATTCCAAAACTCGAATACTTCATCTAGATGTTCACACCTTTCAAAATGCGAATATTTTCGCTGATTTATTGACCGAAATTAGTCTGTGTGCTAAATTATAATTATAAAAAGGTATACAAATACAAAACTAAACAGTTTCCTCAGTATTAGTTTCTAAAACTCAAATCAATTTTTATACTCTTTTTAGCTAACAAATTAGCTTACAACCTAATAATAATAGTCTACAAACTAATTGTCAAACGTTATTTTTAGTCTACAGTCTATTTTATTTCGTCTGTAAGTACGGAAGGTGATTAGAATGAGCTTAGTAAACACAATTAAAAATCTATGTAAAAACCATGATACATCCATATCTGCATTAGAAAAGGACTTAGAATTCGGCAATGGGACCATAAGAAAATGGGATAAAGCATATCCCTCAGCCGATAGACTCCAAAAAGTAGCTGATCACTTTAATGTAACTACTGATTTCTTACTTGGAAGAACAAATCAAATGCATTTAACCACTAAAGATGAAAAAGATATCGAAAAAAGAATGGAAGAAATAAAAAGAGATCTTCAGGGTGAAGACGGATTAATGTTCTCTGGTGAGCCTATGAGCGAAGAAGCCGTCGAATCTTTATTAGATGCAATGGAGTACATCGTGAAACAAACTAAAGTAATTAATAAAAAATACGTTCCTAAGAAATATCGTACTACCGACGATAACTGATGCGAGCTTAGGAGGGAAAACATTGAAATTCGTCATAAGAGATCTAGTCCAACAACTTTGCACAAAATACAACACGAATAACCCCTATGAGCTTGCAGATTGTTTAAAGATAAATGTACTAACTTGGGATTTACACGAAGAAATAAACGGATTTTATAAATATGAAAAAAGAAATCGTTACATCGTTATTAACAATCATTTGTCTCCATCTATGCAAAGAACTGTTTGTGCACATGAATTAGGACATGCAATCCTACATACTCATGCGAACACACCTTTTCTGCGTAAGAACACATTCTTTTCAGTTGATAAATTAGAGATAGAAGCAAATACGTTTGCTGCGCTTTTGTTAATTGATAAAAAGACCATTCAACCCGGTGATACAAAAGCATGTATAGCATACAAAAATAATATTCCAGTTGAACTGTTAGAATTTTATAAGCCTTACTAAAAGGAGGTGAGACATTTTGATTATTGATTTAAACGCTGAACGAGAAAAACGAAAGAAACGCACCATCCAACGAGAAGAATTTAAAAAGGTCCCTATCGTTGAAAAAATCCATATTGTTGATGGTGAAATAAAATTTGAAGTTTCGGGTTACAAAGAAACTCCAGTAAAGTGGTTAGATGATTAATCTGGCCACTTTACAATTATAAAGAAAGAGGGAATGCTATAATGGCTAGCTTCAGAAAATTCGGAGATGTTTGGGAATTCCGAGTAAGATTTAAAGACCCTTATACTCAAAAATACAAAGAAAAATCAAAACGTGGATTCAAAACGAAAAAAGAAGCACAACTTGCGGCTGCTGAAGAAGAGAAAAAATTATTAAACGGTTTAGAAGTTGAAATTACTCCTACATCGTTAAAACATTACCTTAGAGACTGGTTAAAATTATTTAAGCAAGACAATGTAAGGAAAAACACTTTTATCTTGCATGAACGTAACATCGAAAAGCATATCATCCCCTACTTTCAAAACATGAACCTAAAAGAACTCAAACCAATGATGTATCAAAAATTTATTAACTCCTTAACTGATCAAGGGTACAGTAAGCGAACTGTTCAAATTATCCACGGCACAATGAATAATGCTATGAAAAAGGCTGTTAGCTTAAAAAAGATTGAAAACAATCCTTGTGAAGAAGTAGTTATTTCAAATAAGAACAACAAAGAAAGAGAAGGGCTAAAGTATATGCGAAGTGAAGACATTACCCTTTTCCTAAAGACTTCTTATCAATATAACTATATTTATTACATCTTTTTCAAAGCACTTCTGAATACTGGTATGCGTAAAGGTGAAGCTGCTGCTTTACAATGGAAAGACATAAATTTAAAAGAACATACTATTACTATTTCTAAAACATTGGATTTTACAGCTAAAACAAAAGAAGAATTATTTGGAGATACAAAGACATTTACTTCTAAACGTACTATCATGATTCCTAAATCATTAGTCGATGAACTGCTGGCACATAAAAAATGGCAAAATGCGAATAAGCTTGTTTTACAAAATGCATATGAACATGAATTAGATTTAGTCTTTTCAAGAGTAGATGGAAATTTCTTGCCGAAGTCAACATTATTCAATGCATTCTCACGCATACTTAAGAAAGCAAATTTACCTAGATTAGAGATACATTCATTACGACACACCCACGCGGTTCTTTTATTAGAGTCTGGTGCAAGTATGAAATACATTCAAGATCGACTAGGACATAAGAGTATAGAAATTACTGCTAACGTTTACTCTCATATTAGCGACAAAATTAATAAGGATTCTATTTCAGGGTTTGAAGCTTATATGAATAACGTATTGGGGTAA